ACTATCAGTTGAAATTGGTGGTGTAGCAGTAACAGGAACTGCAACTCATCCAGATGCAAATCCAAAATGGGCAAAACCATTTGGAACGGTGACTTATCAAAATGATGCTTTCATTGTAATCAAAAACAAATCAAGGAACCCTGTAGTTCCTTCTCAACCAAATCCTGAACTTAAACAAAAACATTCTTACGAAGGAGAAACAAAATGAAATTCGGATTCACACCTGAGGCAGAGATCCTCAATGCTCGTCTAGCAATGATTGGTTTCGTTGCTGGTGTTGGTGCTTATCTCACAACTGGTCAAATCATTCCTGGTGTATTCTGATTATGGTAAAAACTGTGATTGGAGAAACTTCATTAGTTCCTAATGTCGAACTTATTTTTAGGGAAAATGGAGAATTTGTATCTCGTTTTACAAAAGATATTTTTGAGTTTAAAAAAACGTATGTAATTTTTTCTTTGCCTGGCGCATTCACTCCAACTTGTTCTACTTATCAACTTCCTGGATTTGAAGAAAAGTACGAAGAGTTTAAGTCATTAGGTATTGAAGAAATTTATTGCGTTTCTGTTAATGATGCATTTGTTATGAATGCATGGGCTAAAGATCAAGGAATTCAAAATGTAAAAATGCTTCCAGATGGTAACGCATATTTTACTAGAGCAATGGATCAGTTGGTGCTAAAGTCAAATCTTGGATTTGGGCAAAGATCTTGGAGATATGCAGCTGTTATTGATGGTGGGCATATTGAAAAAATGTTTATTGAACCCGGAAAATCTGATAATGCTTCAGATGATCCTTATGGGGAAACAACTCCAGAAAATGTTTTGAAGTATTTAATTGATACCTCAAAACCAGAACAATTGAAATCTCATTCAGAGTATCTTCAAAAAAAGTATCCAGCACCAACATTTCCTTGATAAGTTTAATTCTTGATTAATATTAAAAACAACATCAAAAGACCCCTTCGAAGGGGTCTTTTTTTATAAATATCTTAGTGTTTTAGGTAATATCCAATGACCCTAGATCTTCATAACTTTTTTAAGTTTTATGATGATGCTAATGCGAATCACGTAGCAGCAGTTCAGTGGTTGGAGGATAATCTTCCTGCTGAGTTTCTGGATGATTCTGAAACAGAATGGATTGGAATGTATAGAACAAAACCACCAACTCCAGCGGTGCTAGATGTTCCTTATTTCAATCAAGTAGATAATTATAGAGACGCTCATAGAACTTGTAACAGTTCATCGTGCGCCATGTGTCTTGCGTTCCTCAAGCCAGGATCGATTAAAGGTGACGATGAATATGTTAAAAAGGTATTTGCAATTGGTGATACTACCGATCATGCTGTACAGACAAAAGTTCTTGCAGGATACGGTATTAAATCCCATTTTAGTTATAATCTTTCTTTTTCGGACATTGATAAGAGCCTTGATAGAGGAAAGCCAGTTGTTATCGGTATCCTTCATAGAGGTTCTTTAACTAGTCCAACTGGTGGACACATGTGTGTAGTCATCGGTAAAACACCAGATGGTAAAGGATATTATATCAATGATCCATATGGTTCACTCAATGATAACTTTAAAAAGAAAATTCTGGAAGAAGTGAAAAAACTCACAAACCAAGGACGACATAAAGAAGCAAGTGAATTATTCGAAATATATTTTCCAAATATAGGAGGACAAAATGGCAAGAATTGATCTGCACAACTTTTTTAAATTTTACGACGAGAAGAACCCCAACCATGTGAAAGCAGTTCAGTGGTTGGAAGATAACCTCCCAGTCAAGTTCCTTGAGGATAATGTAGACTGGGCAGAAATTTATAGAGGAAAAAAGACTAGTGCTGCACCAGCCCCTGCCGCTGTTGCAGCTCCCGCTTCTGTAACAGGTGGTGATGATGTCCCACAAATGGGCATCAAGTTAATCAAAGAGTTTGAAGGTTGCCATCTCAAGGCATACCCAGATCCTTTGACTGGTGGACTTCCAATCACTATTGGTTGGGGTTCTACCCGTAAAAAAGATGGATCACCTTTCAAACTTGGTGATACACTTACACAACAAGAAGCGGATGAACTCTTAATTGAACAATGTAAAAAAGAGTTTCTCCCAGCACTTCGTAAAATTCCACATTGGGGAGAAATGTCTGATGGAAAGAGGGGAGCTCTGCTCAGCTTTGCTTATAATCTTGGTGCCGGTTTTTACGGTGGCGATAACTTTAATACTATTACTAAACGCTTGAAGAATAAAGAGTGGGATCTAGTTCCCGATGCGCTTTACCTCTACAGAAATCCTGGTTCAAATGTAGAAGCAGGACTTGCTCGTAGAAGAAAAGCAGAAGGTGAAGCTTGGAAAAAAGGTTAACCTCAAACTAAGGAACAAATGGAAACACCAAACAAAAAGGAAAAGTGTATGAGTACTGTTATTCGTATTGCTATTTTGGGTTGGTCTGCTGCTCTTCTTACTGCTAGTTATGCTGGTGCTCTATCTAAAATGGACCCAACTTTTATTGCAACTGTCTTTACTGCTTCTGCTGCTACCTTTGGTATCAATACAATGAAGAAGGGTGGAGATGATGATGAAAAAAAGGAAGAACTTCCACGTAGAGAGGAAGTTGTAGTTGAGACACCCCCAGAACCAGTAGCAACTGAACCAACAACTTTGGAAGAAAGAGTTGAAGCTCTTGAAGAAAAAGTTGAAGATGGTGAAGGATTTGTAAAACCACGCACAGGAGCATAATGTCTAAATCAAAAAACAAAAAACCATCAGGCAGTGCCGGATCTTCTAATAACAAAAAGCAGAATTCTGGTAATGCTAATGCTAAAAAAGCAAAGAATGGTGGTAAAAAGAAGTGATGGAATTCATCGCTTTTATGATTGTCGGATATGTTGAAATTAGTCCTGGCGAATGTCAGATTGATTATTTTCGTTATAATGAAATACACTCACTTGTAATCCCATGCCAAGAGAATGGAACACTCCAAAGAGGGAGTGTTGGAATGCTCCAATCCATAACATACTCAAAGCCATAGACAATCACACCCGTCTTCATATGGAGACGGGTGATTTTTGGCATGAAGAACAGGCCCAGATATTGAGAAAGTATGTAAAAGATTTGAAAGTCTGGATACATAAGCAAGAAGAAGGATGGAACGAATGAAAAAAATCCTCACAGCAATAGGTTTATCATTAACCTTAACATTTCCTGCAATTGCTTCATCACTTGAACCAAAACAACCTACAGTAAGACCTTATAGTTTAGAGGCAATGGGTTGTATGATACTTTTAGAATGCACGGAAGGTATTGAAAAATTATCAGCAGAATCGGAGTTTTTAAAAAATCAGGACTTCGATCCATTTAGAGAAGAGATTATAAGAATCGTAACTGCTCTTAATAAACTTGAAGTCCCTGTTTATATTTCTCCAGAAAGATATTTTACCCCAAGAACTGTTGGTCTATATAAACCAAATTATAATAGATTTTTTATTAATGAAACTCTCCTTAAAGACCCTAGAGAATTTCTTGGAACTCTTCGTCACGAGGGATGGCATACTGTTCAGGATTGCATGGGTGGCGGATTAAACACTTCTTTCATGGCTCAAGTTCATCAGGATAGTGAAATTCCAGCATGGTTAATGAAAAATACTAGATTAACATATGAATCAATGATGCAAAGTCGTGCTGTTCCTTGGGAGGCAGACGCAAACTGGGCAGAAGAACAATCGAACGTAACTTTTGAAAAGTTAGAGATGTGTGCGAAAGGTCCTTTATGGGATCAAATTCGCCCAACACCAATGACTATGGATTGGTTAATTGGTTGTGGATTTATGAAACCACAAGAAGGAAAGTATCCATACTATCCAAATAAAAAAGTAGAATATTGTACAGAAGGTAAGTATTAATTAAATTACAGGTTATTGAATTATGAAAGTAGGATTAATCGGATTAGGAAGAATGGGCGAAGGTATGTCTCGTCGCATGATGAAATCAGGAATAGAGGTTTGGGGGTATAGAAGAAATTATGAAAAAGCAAATCAAGCATACGAAAGTGGATATGTTAACGGCGTTACAACTACTATTGAAAATCTTGTTAAAGTAGTTAAATCAAATAATCAACCGGGAATTTTCCAGATGGTAGTTCCTGCTGAAACAGTAGAGGAGACAATTAATGAGTTACTACGATATTGTGGTGAAGGAGATATTATTATTGATCATGGCAATAGCAATTTTAAGGACAGTCGGAAGAGAGCAGAACGTCTTTCAAAGTTGGGTATCCAATATATTGATTGCGGCACTAGCGGTGGTGTTTATGGCTTGGATCGTGGATACTGTCTTATGGTTGGTGGTAGAGATACTGCAGTCGCCACTTGTTCAAAAATATTTGATGCACTTGCCCCAGGAATCCACGCTGCCAAGAGGACTCAGTTTAACTCGGATGTAACTTCTGCTGAGTTTGGTTGGTTGCATTGTGGTGGTCCAGGAGCAGGACATTTTGTGAAGATGGTTCATAATGGAATTGAGTATGGTATAATGCAGGCATATGCTGAAGGATTCAACATCATTAAGAACGCCAATGCAGGTGCTAAGTATGTTAGAGAAGGAGATGCTGAGGTCGCTCCAATGGCGGATCCGGAAAGTTACTGTTATGATATTGACGTTGCTGAGGTGGCTGAGTTGTGGCGTCGCGGTAGTGTGGTTGGGTCTTGGTTACTTGACCTTACTGCTGATGTGTTACGCCGCGACCCAAACCTTAAACAGTTCTCTGGAGGTGTATCCGACAGCGGTGAAGGTCGCTGGACGGTTACTGCCGCTGTGGATCTGGGGGTTCCCGCTCCTGTTATCACCGCTGCGCTCTATGAGAGATTTAATTCTCGCGGTCTTGGTGCTTTCGCGTCCAAGGTTTTAAATGGAATGCGTTACATGTTTGGTGGACATCATGTTAGGTAAAGCACTCTTATTTGTTTCTGTGCCTTTTGTTTTAATAACACTTTACTTTGGTACGAGGGGAGGATACTATGATTCAGAGGATTACAAAGGTAATGGAACCGCACATTAAACAGAGATTTAATTTTGCGGTATCTGCATTTGTAAGAATGTGGGGTCATAAATGTTTAAATGACCATCGTATTATGGAGTTTTGTGTTGAGTGGGCACACTTGGAAGTGAATGCACCTTTGTCTGGACTTGATCAGGCTGATCAATATTTTTATTATGAGTATAAAAATTGGAGAGGGATTTGATGGAACAATTTCCTTGGGGAGT